TTCCATAAATCCCTATGCGCTTTAGATAATCCGCAACATTGCGGCCTACGGCAATCTGTTCTGGCGTACTGTCATCTTGAGTTCGGCTAACGCTGCGCGTAATCTTCTGTGCCATCAGTCTAGGCTGCAACTGTTCTGCAAATGCAGCGCAAGCAAGAGCTGCTGCCATGACGCGATCATCTTTGTTGCGGCCTGAGGCATGAATAGCGCCACCATCACGCACAATGGTTTTCATTTCATCCACTAGGTCAATGGAATAAATGTCCATCATGCCGCGCTCAAAGTAATCCTTCATGTAGGACAGCATCCGTTCTTTACTGGAAGCGGTCGTAAGCCAGCCAATAGAGTTAGACAAGCCGCCTAGCGTGTCGTTGCGCCGCCAGATGTAGTTGCTCATGCTGCCCAGCACGTTCATCAGGTCATGTCCTATTGCGCCGCCAATAGCGGAGGCTTGACGCTTTAGGTTACGCAGTTCGTTGATAACCGCTTGACCAGGGCCATTGACCTCAAGGTTTAGCGTTGAGTTCTTGTAAGCGCCAGCAAGGTGGGCAATTACCCACGCAAACTGATAGGTGTTCATCTCAGATGTAGCAAACTCTGCCACTTGCTCCATACCGTCAGCATAGCAACGATAAACTTGTATGCAGAAGCGATCAGCCCAGTCAGAAGAACCATAAGCAGGATCAGCACCAATAACGTAATAAGCCGTATCAATCGGTTCCTCCCAAACTTTCAAGGTTGCTAGTCTTTCCGTGGACTTCAGCACTTCTGTGTCCTGGAAGTTTGCTCCCATGCTGTAGCGGTAGTAATCGCACTCTACCTTCTTAGCTATCTTCATAACGTCAGTGCAACGGGCGTTAGAGAAGAAGCTGGTTCCCGTCATGATGAAGGCATAGTCTTCCGTGGGCGGGAATTCCTGATACATGAGCGCATCATCTTTGATGCCTTCGTAGAGCTTCCAGCGCCACCAGGCCATCTGTCTGCTATTAATCTCTACGTTGTAGAGCTTCTTAATATCGCGTGTCCATTCCTTTTCTTCGGGCGTAAGTCTGCCATCCCAATAGACTTTGTAAATCTGTGAATCGCCATCAACGGAATAGAACTGATTGCGCCACCAGCCGCAGAAGATAGCGCGTTGGGTTCTAGCTTTGCGGGCAGTGACGTACATATCATGGAACATATTGAAGCCACGGGCGGTGGATTCAAAGATGTACATACGATTTGGATTGTTCTCCGCAAGGGAGGCCAGCAAGGAGGCTAGGCCTTCTTCGTCACCCCAGGATGAAGTTTCCGTTCCGTGTAGGTAGGTAATAGCTTTACCGCGACCAAGACTGCCTTTAGCTCTGAGTCCAGCGACTTGATAAAAGAGGCGGCTTCTGTTCTTGAGCGAAAGCTGGTTTCGATTGTGTGCGAGTAGTGGAATCTTGTACTCTTTCGGAAGACCTTCCATATACATGGAGAGGGTGCTTCTGAACATATCTCTGTTTTCTTCTGTGTCTGTGGTGAGGGTTCCTTGCAGACCAGGGTTGAGGAAGTGCCAGTAGAGGTCGAGTGCAAGTGAGATGGTAGTGATGCCAAGCTGCCGTCCTTTCAAAATAACAAAGAAATGCACATCTTCAGCCAGTCCTTGTGCAATCTCATCCATGACATAGGTTTGCGTACCTAGAAGATTGTCCATCTTCCGCAAGCCCTGTTCTTTTGTTTCGATCTTTAGCTGAGAGCAAAACCGGTAGAACTGGTTTAAATTAAATTTCATAGTTTGTACGCCCTAATCAGGCGGCACTTCTGGCGGTCAGCATACGAATAGTCTGGGTTAATCTCTGCGGTTTTGCAGTTGAGTTCTTCTTTAGGTTTAGCTTCCCAAATGAGTGATGCCATGTAGAGGCAGAGTATTGCCACAACGGACACATAGACGTAAATAATAAGTTCTTTCATTTTTTGGCTCCCCGCCGATCTTTCTCGAAAGACTCTAAATTCCAGTTGGCAATCCTTGCTCTGGCTTCGTAATCACGCGCCACCCTCAGGAGTTCTTTTGCCATGTCTGGGCTAAATGCTTCTTTCCAATATGCAGCCAGTGCTTTCTTTTCTGCCGGAGAAACAGCAGCCATAGCTCTACGCATTTGGTCTTTCAGTATCTTTCTTGATAACAAGAGTTCTTCTTGATACCTGTCTTCAGGCTCTTGCTTCTCCATCGATGACCTTTCGCAAGTGCGACAGTTCTGCCAGGCATTCTGCTAGCAGACCGGCAGACTTGGCATTGACACGACGGAGTTCCATGACCAGTTCAGCATGGTTCATGCGGCGTACCGCATCCCAGTAGTCATCTTGCTCCATCTCGATATAGTCTTCATGTAGCTCCACTACGTTGCTCATATAGGCTCCTATTTGCCATCGTCATCAATATCGTCCATCAGCTCCTGAATCTTGTCTTGCGCCGTTTGCAGCATCTTTGCTGACTCCGTATGCACCCTCATTAACTCAGAGAAAAGCTGGGCATGGGTCATAGACCAGCACTTCTCCATGTAGTCCTTCTTTGCATTTTCCATCGCCAGCCACGCATCGTGGCCGTTCTGAGGCTTTACGCTGTTCTCCATACCCGCACCCCTTCTCCTTCCTTCCTGGCTATAAACTTCTTCTCCATACGCTTCCCAGCCCTCCAGTTGGCATTCAGCACAACCTGCAACGCCACACCCGCAATAAAGAAACTATCCCCAACCTCCATGTCCTCATGCGGATACCGACGGTTTACCTTCCCCTCCGGTATAGGAATGTTGTTCTCCAACCTAATACCGCTATATTCAGTCATAAGCATACCTACCTCCCTATAATCATAATACTCAGAGGCTATAAGTAAAGCAAGCAAAAAAAAGCCTCCCCGAAGGGAGGCGAACAACCGGCTACAGCGCCAGCGAAGGATTCAACACGACTGAGGACTAAGGGCAATGGTTTTTAGCCTGTCACGTTTCCAGTCACCAACTGGTGCTGTAATCCTCATGCGTGTTGCCCCTGGCGTTGAGCGCACCAAGGGCGATTAGGTGTGAGCGCCACCTAACCCGTCTAATCTTTAAGGAACATACGGAATAAAGATTACACCAAAAGACAGAATCCAGAAAACTGATTTTTTCTATGGGGGGAAAGGGGAATGGGGCGCGCACAATAGGAACCCAAGTCCCACCGAGTCATACCAAAGAGACAATTACAAGCCTGGCATCTTTGTTGTCAGTCCATTACCCTTTTAAGCTGATGACTTGCATCAAGCAGAGCATTGAGCACTGAGCATTGACGGGAATTCCCCTAGTCCACTGCCTTGCCATAGTTATAATGTATGTTAGCAGATTGTAAAGCGCTACACTCCCTGATTGTGACGTAAGTGTAGTTTCCCTGTATATATATTATATATATAGATAAAGACTATTAACTACCTATATACGATAAATATATTTATTCATCTATATAGAATATATCGCTTGCAATAATAAGATACTCAACTATAATCATTAACAGCAGCAAACATTCTTTAATTAGATATAAGGATTAGACAATGAAAGACTCAACAATATTCTTGTTACTTGGCGTTATTTTGTTGCTGATAAGCATTTTCGGCATTGCTATCGGTAAACCGCTATTGCTCTGCGCTTTGATGACATTGGCTGGTAATGCGCTAATGGTTTTGTTTCTAATTGCTTTGTCGCAAGATCAATAAACCGCAATTCATTCATTAGACTGGAGATTAGACAATGAATATCTATCAGGAAATAACAGATTCAATCATTGCAGAGCTGGAAAAAGGCGCTGCGCCGTGGATAAAGCCTTGGAATGCGCCACAAGGCGCTGACAAGAATGTCATCTCGCAAAAGCCTTATCGCGGCATTAACCGCTTATTGCTTGCAATGGTTGGCGGTATTAAAGGCTACTCTAATCCGGCATGGGCTACCTATAAGCAATGGCAGGATATGGGCGGGAATGTTCGCAAAGGCGAAAAAGCTGCAAAGATCATCTTCTGGAGTCAGGCCAAATCAACGAATCCCGAAGGCGAAGAAAAGGCTTACGCTTTTGCAAAGGCATACTTTGTCTTTAATGTTGCACAAGTTGAAGGCATTGACATTGTTGTTTCTGAAGATAAACAGAATGACAATGCAAAGATAGAGAATTGCGAATCTACTATCAAAGCTACCGAAGCAAACATCATCCACGGCGGCGATACCGCTTGTTTCATCCCTTCATCCGACATTATCAGAATGCCGGAAATTGGCACGTTTCAATCATCAGAGCATTACTATGCAACGGCTTTTCATGAGCTAACACACTGGACTAGTGACAAGAAACGTTGCGACAGAGACATTAGCAAAGGCCGTTTCGGTAATCCTGATTATGCTTTTGAAGAACTGGTTGCAGAACTAGGTGCGGCTTTCCTATGCTCTACTCATGGCATTGCTGGCGATTTGCGTCATGCCGGTTACATAGAATCTTGGCTAAAAGCATTGAAAAACGATAACAAGGCAATATTCAAGGCATCAGGATTAGCTCAGTCTGCTGCTGATTATGTTCTAAATTGCAAGGTATCAGAGAATAGCGAATTGCTTGCAGCTTAATGATTCACCCTAGCCGGTAGGGTTTACCGGCATTCCTTACTGGAGATTAGACAATGTACAAATACTGGATTACTTACCATTGCGCTACTTATGAGCATACCCGTAGAGAATACGGAGAAACAGATAACGCTTTTGACGTATTGAGAGCATATTGGCGAATTTCCGAAAAGAATCGGGTTCTATCTGTTGATGTCGACGGCTTTGAAGGGGTTACACAATGAAAAAAATACAATACTTTGCGATTCTTTCCGGCTTTATTGTTTCAGCAATAGGCTATCTGATTGACGATTTTGATACCGCTGAATTCTGTTTGCTGATTCTGACATTCACACTTGGCGCATTGGTTACCGCTTGCCAAAAAGATACTATTTAATCGGAGATTAGACAATGAAGAAAATTTTTTATCAAATTAGAGAATACAAAACTCCAATTGCGTACAGTACGCCACTAGGGGAAAAGTTAAGGCCGCGCTGGAGATGCATTAAGTTAATTGCCAGATTAACCATAGACGGACACCGTGACATTGTCATGGTTCCGTTTTCAGTTGATTACAAGTAAAGCGATTTAAGCCGTTTTTTAATCTAGGGTTATCGGACTATCGGTAACCCTATTTTTTCGGCTTAAAAGCCGTTTTAAGGGGATTAGCATGGGCAAAATCAAATATTTGGGCAATTCTACCTTCCGCCATGATGGTTATCGTGATGGATTAGCGGGAAATATTGCTAGTCCGCCGTCATTGCTAGTGCATTTGATAACAGAATACTTTGAAGGTTATGAAATCGGCAATGCAGATCGACAAGATCAGTTCAGAATCAGCAGGATGGAAACCGAAATGGATTAGAGCCGTTTTAAGCCACGAATGGGCGGTATGGTAGTCTGACTACCTATCGCCTTTTTTTCCGTCCATACGCGCCCGTATGCGCGTTTAAAGACCATAGGAGAGAGCCAATGAGCCAGCCTTCAAAAGTCCGCAGCATCTTCCCGCCAGCACATCCGGCCACGCAGCCAAGAGCGAGACCCAAAGTGAAAACCAAAGCGACCAGCATTCTGGATCAGACGTTCGACTACACGCCAGCAGTAGAAACTAATCTCGCGGCTAAGTTCAGAGCGATGGGATTCAAAGCAAAACCTAAGAAACCGAAGTTTGGAAAATAACAACTGATTATTTTTTAAGCATCTATATATGCTTTTATATGGATAAAGATAATCTTAGTCGAGTAGTACTCCGAAGGAGTAGTACTTGTATATCTATATCTTTGCAAGTCTCATGCCATATAAGTTATGCACAGGCTATCCACAGACTTATCCACAGATAGTCTTAACCTAATAAATTACCTGACGGAATAGATATTATTCATTGTTAAAGATTATTGTTTTCAGATAATGTTGCATTGTGCAATTTCGCACAGATCAGACCCTAACCTGGGAGATTAGTATGGCCTACCTGAAAGACATAAAGCTCTGCATTGACTGTGCTTTTTACGGCAGTTTTCATGGTCAACGTGACCGCTGTATCAATCCCGAAAGAACAATCGTTAATCCCGTTAATGGCGAGGAAGTCTTCCCGCTTTGCATTTCTGAGCGTACATCTGTTAGCGACAAAGGATGCGGTGATAAAGCGCAATACTTTGTCTTAAACGCTGATGCTGCCGCTGAACGTGAAGTGCGCCGCCAGCAGTTTGAAGAAGCCATGCGCGATGCGCCATTCTGAGGGGAAGACCATGACAGAAGAATTCAATCAATGGTGGAACTCTGAATCATTAAATACTGACAATCTTTACCGGAAAGACAGTCCAGCTTATTGGGCATGGGAAGGATGGCAAGCAGGAGTGAAGGCAGAGCGTGAGGCTTGCGCCAAAGTCGTAGAGCAAGCAGGGATGGATGGATACGGCACGACAGCAGCCGCCTTACTGGTAAGGGAAAGGGGTGCGCCATGACCATCACACTAACCCGCGAGGAGGGCTGCTACTGCGTTGTGTGCGGCAAATTCCTGCCTGAAGAAGATGGCGTGATCGTGCATGACGATGTACCGCACCCTGTTGATATGGACTTTGGAGATGAGGAGAATCCACAATGACACCAAAAGAAATTAACGAGTTAAAGAAATTGCACAACCAATACCAAGAAGAAGGCCAAAAAGTCTACGCCTTAGTGATGGATTTGCATGAGAAATGCACCAACTTGCAAAAAGAAATTCAAGAGGCCGAAGGCGAAGACTATGACCCCATCCCGCTGATTTTTGGCAGTGGGTTTTGGATTGACCCTGATCTGTGAGGCAAGAATGACCATCACACTAACCCGCGAGGAAGCGCAGCAGGTGCTGGATGCGATGGAATATCACGTTGCACAAACCAGACCGATAACCAGAACGCAGGAAACAATCGAAACTCTACGCGCCCGACTCGCGCAGCCTGAACCGGAGTATCGTGACGTGGTGATTAAGGGCGATCTATGGCGCATTGAGTTTCTGCCAGACCATGCTGCAAGCGTAGTGCTTGTGAGAGCGAATTACGAAGCCAAGCTAAAGGAGAAGAATTATGACAAGCCCTAATCAAGAAGACTTTGCACCAGAAGTCCGTAACTCAGCCTGGTGGTCAGGCGATAGCCGCATGGCAGTACAAGGCAAAGCTGCTGACGTTATCTTGCAAAAGCAAGGCAAGATGCCGCCGCCTGATCTTTCCAATATTCAAGAGCTGCTGGATATGGGTAAAGTAATGGAGCCAACTATTGCTAGGCTGTTCCAAGACAAGCACCGCATTGAATTAAAGGATGCCGACTATGCACTATCACATCCGACTGAGCCGTGGTTTCGCTCTCACTTTGACTACATCAGTGCAGATGGACGAATACTCGTTGAATGCAAGAATTACAACATGGGCGTTATGTCTAAGTTTGACGAAGAAACAAATGTGGTTCCTGCTGCTGATATGGTACAGCTCATTCACGAAGCGGCGGTACATAACGTGGAGCAGATATACCTTGCAGTCCTGTTCGGTGGACAGAAGTTCCGTACCTTCCACTTTGAAATAACACCAGAGATGAAAGACGATCTGGTCAAAACAATGGCAGAACTATGGGGCTATGTTGCATCAGGAAACCTGCCAGAGCCAGAGACACTAGACGCTTGCAAGGTGGTCTATCCAACATCAACAGACGCAACTGTGGTTGCCAGCGGTACGGTTGAAAAGGCTGCAACTATCTTGCGTGAGTACAAGGACAAGATAAAGCAGTTGAAGGAAGAAGCAGAGTCTTTAGAAGTGGCAGTAAAGCAGTACATGGGTACAAGGGGATCGTTAATGAGCGTTGATGGCAGAACACTTGCAACTTGGCGCAGTTCCAAGTCAAGCATGAGTTTTAACGAAACGCTTTTCAAACAGGCAATGCCAGACATTTATGAAAAGTTTGTCACGGAAACGCCAGGTTCTCGCCGCTTTTTACTTAAATGAGAGGGGGATAGCAATGGAACTACGCGACCAAATCGCAATAGAAGCACTGAAAATATTTCTGATGAAAACTCAGATTAATAAGGCAGACGTATTAGCGAAGGATGCCTACTTAATTGCAGATGCAATGATCCAACAAAGGGAGATTAGCGATGAACCTAGTACCAGTGAGTGACATTAAAACAATGGCAGAAGCTGTTGCCAAGTCCGGCTTGTTTGGTGTTAAGACCGCAGACGAAGCAATGGCGTTGATGCTGATTGCACAAGCAGAAGGCCAGCATCCAGCGATTGCAGCAAGGGATTACCACATCATTCAAGGCAAGCCAGCATTAAAGGCAGACGCAATGCTTGCACGTTTTCAAGCCGCTGGCGGCAAAGTCGAATGGAAGGCATATACAGATGAGTGTGTTACAGGGGTTTTTAGTCATCCTTCTGGTGGTTCTATTACTGTGGATTGGACTATCCGTCAGGCGCAGGGTATCGGACTCGTTAAGCCAGGGTCAGGATGGATTAAATATCCTAGAGCCATGCTTAGAAGCCGGTGCATTAGCGAAGGTATTCGCGCCGTTTACCCAGGGTGTGTGGTTGGAACCTATTCAGTCGAGGAAGTTCAAGACTTTGACGATAAGCCGACAAAGACTGAATCACCTAAGGTCAAAGACATGGGAGCCGCCGAAGTCGTTGAGGAAATTAAACAGGCAAAGGTAGAAGGTGGCAATTTTTTGCCGCTGTACATACCGGACACGGAGGAGCCATACGGCAAGTCCACGGATTTAGAAGGCTGGGAGATTTCCTTCCACGATCTAGTCCACAAAATAAAGGCAAGCCAGAAACTAAGTGATGAAGTCAAGCGTGACAAGCTCAAACGCTTGAAGGAAGTTAATCATGAAGTTATCGACACATTAGATGCAGCAACCAAGATGCGCGTAATCGCAGCATCGAATTCGTTGGAGGAAATATGAAACAGCATAAACAAGAGCCAGGCAAGGGCGTTCTGTACATGAACGACAAGCGCAAGGAAGGAAACAAGCAGCCGCATTACAAGGGTGGATTTACTGCTAGCAGAGACATATCTGCTGGTGAGTGGGTGAAGATGGCAGCATGGAAGTATCCAACCCAAGTAGGCGATTTGATTAGTCTTGCTGAAGATAATTTCCAGCCTGATCCTAATTACCAGAAGCCTAAGGAACTATCTAAGCCTAGAGAATCGAAACCATTTAATGATGATGAGATTCCCTTCTAATGGCAAAACTTAGCCCAACACAAAGAAGCCTGGAGTATCTGCGAGAGCAGGGTTACCACGTTGAGATTGTCGAGAAGTGGAATCACTGGGCAAGGATACGCCAGGACTTGTGGGGCTGGTGCGATCTGCTGGCGCTGAGAAAGAATGAAGTGCTTGCGGTACAAGTCACAGCATCAGCAGTCGCAACCCGCATCAAGAAGATTCAGGACTCTCCGACAGTGCAGTTTGTCAGAGATGCTGGGATCAGAATAGAAGTACACGGATGGCGCAAAAACGCCAAAGATGAATGGGTGATTAGAGTGGAGGATATATCGTGAATGCAGCCCAAATAGATAAGTCAGACCGTCTTCAGAAAGTCGCAAAACTTTTGGGGCGGGGAGGTGAATATACAACTATGGAAATTATCCAGAAAGCAGGGGTGTGTGCAGTCAACAGCA